CGAACTGATCAACGAGGAAACTCGCAGTGCTATCAGTGAGGCTTGGGATGCCAAACTTACTGAAGCACGTGAACAGGTTCGCGCAGAACTCCGCGAGGAATTTGCGCAACGCTATGAACATGACAAGTCAGTGATGGTGGAAGCCTTAGACCGAATGGTAACAGAAGGTCTTACCGCAGAAGTACAAGCCGTGGCTGCTGAAAAGCAGGCGCTGGCTGAAGACCGCGTGAAGTTCCAAACCAAGATCAAAGAAGATGCTACTAAGTTTAACAACTTCATGGTCACAAAATTGGCAGAAGAAATCGGCGAACTGCGCAAAGATCGCAAGATGCACACAGAAGGACTAGCCAAACTAGAAAACTTTGTGGTGCATGCCCTGGCCCGTGAAATTCAAGAATTCTCACAAGACAAGCGTGACGTGGTGGAAACCAAGGTTCGTTTGGTGCGTGAAGCACGTGGTCAACTGGAAGGTCTCAAAGCACGTTTCGTCAAGGAAAGTGCTGAAAAGATGAGCCAGGCTGTTAGCCGTCACCTCAAGGCGGAACTCACACAATTGCATGAAGACATCCGAGTTGCTCGCGAGAACAACTTTGGTCGTAGAATCTTTGAAGCATACGCAGCCGAATTTGGTGCTACTCATCTCAATGAGAAAGCCGAAGTTCGTAAACTGCAAAACATGATTGCACACAAAGATCATCAATTGAGTGAAGCCATCCAACTCACACAGAGAGCAAAAACTCTGGTTGAGTCCAAAGAACGTGAAATACGTATTATCAAGGAATCCAATGTGCGTCAAAACACCATGGAAGAATTGCTCGCACCTCTCAATGAAGAGAAGCGTGAAACCATGCGTAATTTACTTGAAAGCGTACAAACAGCACGTTTGAAAAACGCATTCGAAAAGTATCTACCAGCAGTGCTGGCCGAAGGCAGATCAACAAATAGCCGCAAAGTGATTGTTGAAAGTGTGTCGGAAGTGACTGGTGATAAAACTGTCCAAAGCCCTAGAGAAGATAACGATGCTGACAACAGCAACGTTATTGCTATCAAGCGCCTGGCAGGCCTCTAAAAAACCAAGGAAAAGGAGACAGAAATGTCAGAACAACTATTAGAAAGTCGCTGGGGCGAGACCAAAGAAGCATTGCTTGAAGGTTTGAACGGTTCCAAGCGCAACTCAATGAGTGTTATCTTAGAAAACACTCGCAAGTACTTGAAGGAAAACGCAAGTTCTGGTTCAACAGGCAGTGGCAACATTGCAACGCTGAACCGTGTGATTTTGCCAGTTATCCGTCGTGTGATGCCAACAGTTATCGCTAACGAGTTGGTAGGCGTTCAGCCCATGACAGGCCCAGTTGGTCAGATCCACACACTGCGTGTGCGTTATGCCAACACCATGACTGACAACTCAGCAGCCGCTACCAGCACTGCCGCTGGCCAAGAAGCGTTGAGCCCATTCTTGATTGCTCAAGCATATTCTTCAGCATCAAGTGTGACAGCAGGTACTGTTGACCCAACACAAAACATCTACACTGGTGCCAATACATCTGTGTTAGAAGGTAGTGGTGGTCGTCAAATTAGCGTGCAAATCTTGAAGCAGGCTGTTGAAGCCAAGACTCGCAAGTTGCAAGCACGTTGGACATTTGAAGCCGCTCAAGACGCACAAGCAATGCATGGTATCGACGTAGAAGCCGAAATCATGGCTGCTTTGGCTCAAGAGATCACTGCTGAAATTGACCAAGAGATTCTTTTGAGTCTCCGCAGTTTGGCCGCAACTGAGTACACATACAACCAAGCAACCGTTTCAGGTACTGCTACATTCGTTGGTGACGAACATGCCGCATTGGCAGTTTTGATCAACCGTGTTGCTAACTTGATCGCCCAACGTACACGTCGTGGCGCAGGTAACTATGCTGTTGTTTCATCTGCAAGTTTGACAGTGTTGCAATCTGCAACCACTAGTGCTTTTGCACGTACTACAGAAGGTACATTCGAAGCACCTACAAACACCAAGTTTGTTGGTACATTGAACGGCGCTATGCGTGTGTTTGTTGACTCTTATGCAAGTGACACAACTCCTGTGTTGGTTGGTTACAAGGGTTCAAGCGAAGCAGACGCTCCAGCATTCTACTGCCCATACATCCCATTGATGTCAAGCGGTGTTGTGTTGGATCCAACAACCTTTGAACCAGTCGTATCATTTATGACACGTTACGGGTTTATCGAACTCACTAATACCGCATCAAGTTTCGGCAATGCCGGAGATTATGTGGGAGAAATTGCCGTCAGCAATTTGTCGTTCTCCTAAGAAGGACTTGTTGCTTTGCAACTCCAAAAAAACCCGCTTCGGCGGGTTTTTTATTTTATTTTTGTTGAATATTTGTTATATAAAAGGCGAGATTGCAGTATGATCGCCACGGTGACCAATGCCGTGCCCGAATAAATATCTAACAACTCCCCTGGGATGGGAAGTTTGGCACCCCAAGGGGTGCTTTTTTTAGATCTTAAAAAATCCCAAGAACTTTTCAATCTTGGACATGGGTGCTGACCAGTCGCCGTAGCGTTCTTGACGAAACAGTCTAGCAGTGGTGTACCAAGGTGAATCATCACGATTCTGCATCCAGCGCCAGCAGTGCCCGTAGGCATTGAGCGGAATCCATACCGGACGACCCATGGCACCTGCTAGGTGTGCGGCTGCTGTGTCCACACTGATCACAAGATCCATGTGATGCATGAGTGCGGCTGTGTCAGCAAAATCGTTTATGGTACCAGGATAACATTCTACGCCTGCGGCCTTGATGACCTCTGTGTCTTGATCACTGGCATCCACCTGTAGATTGATCCATTGGTGTTCAGGAAACTTTTTTACAAGTTCGGCCATGGTTTCGGCTGGCATGCTCTTGTGTTGATTGATCCAGGAGTCTCTACGGCCTGACCATGCCACACCAATTCTCATGCGAGTTTTGGGAATGCCCAATCTCTCAGCCCAGATTTTCACACGCTCAGGATCAGGTTGCACATACTGCAAATAGTGTTGTACATTTTCCAAGCGCATGTTCAAGATTCTAGGCAGGCTCATCATGGCTACCCAGTAGTCAAATTCGCCTATGACATCTTCGGTGTTGCTGGTAACACTCAGTATAGCAGGTGGCGTGTTGATCAACAAGGGCTTGATACTGGGACTCACATGCAGGCGAATTTTGGCACCCAGGTCCTGCAAATTGCCGCAGAATCTCAAGAATTGAATTTGATCTCCCAGTCCTTGCTCGCCTATGACCAAGATGGTTTTGCCACGCAGGTCTTCGCCGGCCCACTCAGGTCTAGGCAGTTGAGGTTTGGTACCCTCCAAGTGTTCGTAGCGCCAACGACTTTCATACAAGCGCCAACCTGGTTCATAATTGCCCAGCATGAGATGTGCCACGGCCAGATTGAATTCGGCTGTGACACTGGCAGGATCTATCAGTCTAGCAGTTTCCAAAAAAGGTATGGCACGTTGTGCATGGCCCATTTCTCTCAACACATTGCCATAGTTGTTGAAGCCTGCAAAACAGTTGGGATCTTGCACAAAAGCCTGTGCATAGAGGGCTATGGCCTGAGCAGGTTGGTGTTGTTCTCTGGCCAGGTTGCCCGAGGCAATTAGATCGTCTGTGGTCATGAAGATATTTAAGTAACCCACTGTGCCCAGCAAAATAAACTGTGTCATGCTAAATACTTGTCAACGCAATAGTGCGTTTTATGCAGTACCACTGCGTAGCGGCTGGAACCCGCATGGGGCTTCTATAAGGAGAAATCAAATGGGAAGAGCACTCAAAATTCAAAAAACCAACATTGGTTCTGGTAGCACAGTTACCGGTTCCAATCCCGAAGTAACCACCTACAACCAAAATGTCTTGACCGACGCAGGTTATCCCAACTTTGGCAGTTTGACATCACCAGCAACACCATACAATTCAGCAGACACACTGAATTCCAACCAATTCTTGGGTGTGGTTGGCGGTTCACCTACTACCAGCACAGCCAGTGCCACATTCCCAGAGATCTTGGCACAGGTCAATATCAGTCTTGCAGATGGAAGCAGTACCAGTGCTGGCAACGGACGCATCATACGTCAGAAAGGTGCGCACAAGTTCTTGGTGGCCTACACAGCCAGTGCCACAGCAGATGAAAGTTTTATTGTTGGACAAGCATATCAAATCTCCACACTTGGCACAACCAACTGGCAGGCTTGTGGTGCTGGTGCTGATGCGGCAGTTGGCGACATCTTTACTGCGGTAGCAGTGGGATCGGGAACAGGTGAAGGCTATCCAGTTGGTGTCTGCGTGTTGTCAAACACAGGCAGCCCAACAGCCGGTAACATGAGTATTGAATACTCAGTAGGCGATTCAAGTGCAGTATATGCCAGTTATATCACCAACAAGTGGATTCGTGACTGGAACGGCATGACCTATGGCAACTACAGCAACTCAAATGATGGTGAAAACATCTACTCAAGTGAAAACTTCTACCCAACCAACTTCTTCACAGACGAAGGAACAGTCACATGGTCTGGTGCAGAAATTATCAACGGTGTGGATGCAAACAATGGTTCACTGCAATTGGCTCAAGTGGTCAACGTCACAAGTTAATTTGTATCACTCTCACATCCCTCTTGCTAACTACAAGGGGGATTTTTTATGACTCTAGCATTTGTATTGGGCAACGGTGTGAGCCGGCAGGCACAGGATCTAAATCAGTTGAGACCCTTGGGCAAGATCTATGGTTGCAACGGACTCTACAGAGATTTTGAGCCTGATTGTCTTGTGGCTACAGATCGACCCATTGCAGAAGAGATTCAAAACCGTGGCTACAGTGCCCACCATAGATTTCACACTAGAAAACCCATGAAAGCACTGGGTGCATTGCCTGTGCCCAACAAATATCACGGCAACAGTTCTGGACCTATTGCTGTGGCACTGGCAGCACTGGATGGACATCAAACAGTGTATCTTTTGGGATTTGACCTGGGCCCCACACTGAATCACAAGTTCAATAATGTATATGCTGGAACCGATCACTACAAGAAATCTGACGCCGCACCCACCTACACAGGCAATTGGGTCAAACAGTTATGCACAATTGCTAGAGATTTCCCTCAAACAACCTTTGTGCGTGTGTGCGGTGTCACCACAGCAGACATCAAGGACTTGAAAGTTTTCAACAATTTCCTTCATATACCCATGCTGATGTTTCAGGATAGAGTGCAAACTGGTCAAGATCTCTAGCAAATGCCAAACACTGGGTGTGTTTGATTACGGTAAATACACTCAGAGACTCTAATCTATGGCACAGTACATCATTGACATTGGCGCAGTTCCCGATGACGGGCAAGGCGATCCGTTACGCACGGCATTTGACTATACCAACGAAAACTTCAATCAGATTTTTGCGGCTGGCCCGGTACTCAGCAACATTCAAATTGCCAATAACACAATTACCACCACTGTTCTCAACAGCAATTTGATTCTAAGTCCGTCTGGCATTGGGCGTGTGCAGTTCAACAACACCTTGTTTCCAAGGCTAAATGACGTTTATGACATAGGTACACCCAGCCTGCGTTTCAACTCCGTGTATCTGGGCACAGGTGGCATTGACACAACGGGTGGTATAACCACAACAGGCAACATCACAGCCAATTATTTCATTGGCAACGGCAGTCAACTCACAGGTATTGTGGCCACCACAGGCAGTGAAGTGGTCAACGGCACTAGCAATATCTTGATACCTAGCCCAGGGTCAAATATCTTTGTCACAGTCAATGGCACCAGCAATGTTGTGACCTTTGCTGATACAGGCGTGTATGTTGCTGGTACGGTAAGTGCAACTGGCAATATCTCTGGCAACTATATTTTAGGCAACGGTGCGCTACTGTCAGGCATCAACATTGGTTACGGCAACTCAAATGTAGCAGATTTCTTGCCCACATACACAGGCAACTTGGTCAGTTTAACGGGACCAGTCACAACCACTGCCAACGTTTCAGGTGGCAATTTACGAACCGCAGGACAGATTTCTGCCACAGGCAACATCACTGGTGGCAATGTTGCTACTGGTAGATTAAACGCTGGTTATGTCACCGTGGGCACAACTATAAGTGCAATTGGCAACATCACCACCAGCAGTTACTTTATTGGTGACGGCAGTTTACTAACTGGTATCAATGCCAACTATGGCAATGCCAATGTGGCTGCTTTCTTGCCCACTTATACAGGCAATTTAGCGAGCCTCACAGGCCCAGTCACAACCACGGCCAACGTCACTGGCGGTAACTTACAAACCTCAGGCACAATATTGGCATCAGGCAATATCACTGCGGCCAATCTTGATACCAATCGAATCAACGCGGCCAATATCACTGCCAGTGGTTTAATATCAGCAGTGGCCAACATCACAACCAGTGCGTACTTTATTGGTGATGGCAGTCAACTCACAAACCTGCCTGCCGGTAACTATTCAAACGCCAATGTGGCCGCATACCTTCCTACTTATACAGGAAGCATACCAAGTCTAACAGGCCTGTTGAGAACCACGGCCAACATTGTGGGTGGCAACATCTCCATAGTTGGCAACATCACAGGTGGCAATGTAGATGTTGGCAGAGTAAATGCCGGTAATGTAACAGTTAGTGGTCCAGTGAGTGCCACAGGCAATATCACAACTGCCGCATACTTCATTGGAGACGGCAGTCAACTCACAAATTTACCTGCTGGCAATTACTCAAATGCCAACGTGGCAGCCTTCTTGCCCACTTACACAGGGAACTTGGTAAGCCTTACTGGCCCAGTTTCAACCACAGCCACGATTACTGGTGGTAATTTACAAACTTCGGGACAGATATCGGCTACAGGTAATATAACTGGTGGCAACGTTGATGCTAGTAGAGTCAATGCCAACACAGTCACAGTAACAACAACTATTAGTGCTGGTGGAAATATCACAGGCAACAACATAGTTGGGACCACAGTTACAGGAACTACAGTTACAGCAATAGCCAATGTTGTTACTGGTAATGTCACAACTAGCGGACAAGTTTCAGCCACAGGCAATATTCAGGGCGGCAATCTCAATGCTCCTGGCGGAACAATTACATCTTACATTGTAGGTGCTACAGGACAAGTGCAGGGTGGTAATTTACTAACCACCGGATACATCACAGCCACTGGCAATATTACAGGCGGTAACGTAGACACTGGCAACGTACATGCTGGAAATATTAATGTTGATAGTAGAATATCAGCAGGTGGCAATATTATTGGACAATACTATTTTGGTAATGGTAGTCAATTAACGGGTATTATTTCTTCAGGTGGTTCGTCAATTGACAATGGCACAAGTAATGTCAAGGTGCTTGGAGTTAATGGTAATGTCAGTATCAATCTCAATGGTACCAGTAATGTAGCATTGTTTACTCCTTCAGGAGAATATGTCACTGGACTGATAAGTGCTACTGGTAATGTTTTAGCAAATTATTTCATCGGCGACGGTAGCCAACTTTCTAACGTAACAGTTAACACAGTTGGAACATTGGCCAATCTCAGTGTCACAGGCAATATAGATACAGGTGCCATACTCACTAACAATTATTATTATGCCAATGGTGCACCTGTACCATTTGGCATTATTTACACAGCCAATGTAGCACCTCCACCCTCTCCTAGCGTAGCGGATCAATGGTATGATACTACCAATGATGTGTTGTATGAATATATCAGCGATGGCACTAGCACATATTGGGTTGATAGCAATTCACCTGCATTTGCTGGTGGTGTAGTGGCCAATGTGGCTATATCGGGAAACATGTTGCCAGTGGCCAATGTGTCATTTAACATCGGTAACGCCAGTTCATATTTTAACACTGCTTTCTTGCAAACTGTCAGCGTGGCAGGCAATGTTGTGGCAGGCAATGTTGTGGCAGGTCAGGTACGCAGTGATACTGTTACAGCCAGTGTATTGGCCAATACAACTGCTATAAACTTGCAGACTAATGGCACCAATGCTCTCAGCGTGGACAGCAATCAGTACATAACAACTTACCGACGTTTTGCCGCATCAAGCATGCCTCTAGGATCGGTGATTCAAACTGTGATGAGTTCTAGCCTGGGTGGTAGTATAACCAACAGTACTACTTATGTAGATGTGAGTTTGGCCACAGTAACTATCACACCATCAAGTGTGACCAGCCGTATTGTGCTTTTGGCAACTGGAACCACAAGTTTTACTGCTGTGGCTGGAGCCAATGTAACAGCAGACACACAGTTGGTCAGAAGCCCCAGCATTAGTCTGCAGATACAAAACTATGGAAGTAACATTGCAGGTGGTGGTATAGGGGGTGCAGGCAGCATCGCATATTCATATCAAGACAGTCCAGGCACAACCAGTGCTGTGACCTACAAATTACAACAAAAAATCAGTAATGCCTCAAGCACATTAACCAGCACCAATATCTGGCTCATAGCCATGGAGATTGCCGCATGATCAGCAAAATGCAAGCCATACAAAATCTAGTGCCTGGGGCACAAGTATCTATTGCTGTGGGCAATGGTGAAGTGACCTGGATCAACCCGCCAACTGCGCCCATAACAGAAGATCAAATTCTAGCAGAACAACAGCGTTTGCAATACGAAGACGATCTCAATGAATATCGTAGAAATCGTGCTAGAGAGTATCCTAGTATTGAAGATCAGTTGGATGCATTATATCATGCAGGTGTTTTTCCGCCTGCTATGGCGGAAAAAATACGGTCAATCAAGGTCAAATACCCACCACCACAAATGACTCGCGAAGAGTGGCTGAAAAGAATTTAGTCTTTTTGGCATAAATAACACATAGCAGGAGCCAGAATGTCATTTCCAGTATCGCCCACAAACGGACAAGTAGCAGTAGTAAATCAGGTATCGTATCAATATTCCAGCGCCACTAATTCGTGGACCAGAATTCTAAGCACAGCCAACATTATCACAGCCAATACTATTGCTGTAAATGGTGCGCTCACAGTTGGCACAACAATCGACGCTGTAGGCAACATAACTGGTGCCTACTTTATTGGTAACGGATCACAATTAACAGGTGTTACTGCTACCAGTGCTGGTTTTCCTATCACTGCCGGTAACTCAAACATTGCGGCAGCCGCCAACAGCAACATTGCTATCACAGTGGGTGGTACCGCCAATGTTGCGGTATTTGCCACAACTGGTGAATATATCACAGGTGTTTTAAGCGCAAGTGGCAACATAGATGGTGGAAATTTAAGAACTAGTGGGCTTGTAACTGCTACAGGCAATGTTGACGCAGGAAATTTACGTACAGCAGGCTTGATTTCTGCCACAGGTACTGTAACAGGATCAACACTGATTGGTTCGGTTGTTACAGCAAGTGGTAACATCACAGGTGGTAATGTATTAACAGGTGGACTGATAAGTGCCACAAGTACAATCACTAGCGCCGCTAACATAACTGGTGGTAATGTCCTTACGGCAGGATTAGTTTCAGCAACTGGTTCTATTACCTCGGCGGCCAACGTCAATGCCAACAATGTGATAGCAACCACAATTGTGAATGCACCAAGTTTTACAGGTACTATTGTTAGCGTAACTGCCAACGTCACAGGTGGTAATGTGTTGACAGGTGGCTTGATTTCGGCCACCTCAAGCATCACAAGTGCGGCCAATATCTCAGGTGGAAACTTGTTGACAGGTGGTTTGGTCAGCGCAACAGGAACTGTGACAGGATCAACTCTAATCGGCACAGTAGTCACCGCCACAGGGAATATCTCAGGTGGTAACTTAACTACAGCAGGATTAATTACAGCCACTGGCAATGTCACAGGAGGCAATGTTTTAACTGCCGGTCAAGTGAGTGCCGCCGGCAATGTGACCGGCAACTATATTTTGGGTAACGGCGCTTTTTTAAGTGGTGTCATTACTTCAGTAGCAAACATCAATAACGGAACTTCCAACGTAAGCATCTATGCCGCCAATGCCAATGTGGCTGTGAGTGTAGGCGGTGTGGCCAACGTGGCAGTGTTTGCCACAACAGGTGAGTATGTCACTGGTTTACTAAGTGTAAGTGGCAATGTTACAGGTGGTAATTTACTTACAGGTGGATTAATCAGTTCTACAGGTACCGTAACAGGTTCCAGTTTCTTGGGCACAGTGGCTTCCTTGAGTGGCAATGTCACAGGCGGTAATGTATTAACAGGTGGGCTTGTCTCTGCCACAGCAAATGTCACAGGTGGGAATGTACTTACAGGAGGACTTGTAAGTGCCACAGGCACTGTGACAGGATCAACCTTGATTGGTTCAGTGGTCACTGCCACTGGTAATATATCAGGTGGTAATTTACTAACAGGTGGCCTGATTTCAGCCACCTCAACCATCACCAGTGCTGCCAACATCACAGGTGGTAACATACTCACCAGTGGTTTGATCAGCGCAACAGGTAATGGTACATTTGGAAATATCAGCACCAGTGGATCAGGCGGCAATATTTCTGGTGCAAATGTAATATCGGGCACCACACTCAGCGCCACAGCCAACGTGATAGGTGGCAATATTACCACAGGTGGTTTGATAACTGCCACTGGTAATATCACAAGTGCGGCCAATATCACTGGTGGCAATTTGCTGTCAGGGGGACTTGCTTCAGTAACTGGAAACGTAACAGGCGGTAATGTGTTGACAGGTGGACTAATTAGTGCCACTTCTACAATCACTTCGGCAGCCAATATCACTGGTGGAAACATCCTGACAGGTGGTCTGATTTCAGCCACAGGTGCTATCACCAGCGCAGCCAATGTAACAGCCAACAACGGCATGTTTACCAATATAGTAAACACAGCCAGTTTTACTGGTTCTACAGTAAGTGTAACTGGCAATGTTACAGGTGGTAATCTAAACACAGGTGGCTTGGTAACTGCCACAGGCAACATCTCTGGCGGTAATTTGCTGACCTCTGGTTTGGCCAGTGTGGCCGGCAACGTACAAGGTGGTAACATCAACACTGCGGGCTTGATTTCAGCCACAGGCAACGTAATTGCAGGCAACGTCAACACCAGTACTGTGAGACCCACTTCAGGTGCGCTGACACTGAGCACTGCATCTGGCGCTATCAATTTAAACCCAGCAGGCAACATTGTATTGTCTGCTAATACCTACATCAACAACGTTCAAACTCCGACACAAGACGGTGACGCAGCCAGCAAGTATTATGTAGATACCATGAGTTCAAGTGGTATTGCATATCACTCACCAGTGTACGTGGCCAGTACAGATACCATGGCCAATACCACCGGCGGTACGATTACATACACTCAACCCAATGGTGCAGGCAACGGTATTGGCGCCAAGTTGACCACTACAGGATCGTTTAATCTAATTGACACAGGCAACGTTCAAACTCTAGGCACACGTATCTTAATCAAGAACGAGGGCAATGCAGTATTCAATGGAGTGTACACCTGGGCCAACGCCACCAACATTGTGCGTTCCACAGACGCTGACGAATACGGTCCCAACAGTGCTGAACAGTTCAGCATCAACGACTACTTCTTTGTCACTAATGGTAACGTCAATGCAGGATCAGCCTTTGTGGTCAATGCACCTTCGGGCACAATCACATTTGGTACCTCAAACATCACATTTACCACATTCAGTACCAGCCAGACCTACTCAGCCAATACTCAGGCTGGTATCAGTTTGGCAGGCACTGTTATCAATGCCAAGGTAGATCAAAATACCACAGCATTTGATGCTGGTGGCAACATAATTGTCAAAGCATCGGCCAATCTCACAACACCCAACATTGGTGCGGCAACTGGCACAAGTCTGAACGTAACCGCCAACGTTGACGCAGGTAATCTGCGAACAGGTGGTTTGGTAAGTGCCACAGCCAACATCACAGGTGGAAATCTCACAACCGGTGGTTTGATTACTGCCACAGGAAATATTACAGGTGGTAATGTTCTTACAGGTGGGTTGATTAGTTCCACAGGAACTGTTACTGGAAGTACTTTGATTGGGTCGGTGGTCACAGCAAGTGGTAACATCACCGGCGGTAATGTTTTAACTGGTGGGTTGATATCTGCCACATCAACCATCACCAGTGCGGCCAACGTGTCTGGTGGCAACATACTCACTGGTGGACTGGTATCAGCAACAGGCACCATAACAGGATCAAGCCTTTTGGGAAGTGTGGTAAGTGTTACAGCCAATATCACAGGTGGCAACGTATTGACAGGTGGCTTGATTTCGGCCACGTCAACCATAACATCAGCGGCCAATATCTCAGGTGGAAACTTGTTGACAGGTGGTTTGGTCAGTTCAACCGGTACAGTCACTGGAAGCACTTTAATCGGTACAGTGGTCACTGCCACTGGCAATATATCGGGTGGCAATTTACTAACAGGTGGCTTGATTTCAGCCACATCAACTATCACTAGTGCGGCCAATATAACTGGTGGCAATGTTTTAACTGGAGGACTGGTAAGTTCAACAGGAACTATTACCAGTGCTGCCAATATTACAGGTGGTAATATTTTAACTGGCGGACTGATATCTGCCACAGGCAACGTAACAGGCAACTATATTCTAGGCAATGGTGCATTCTTGACTGGAGTGATTACCAGTGTGGCCAACATAAACAATGGAACAAGCAATGTTGCTATTCCTGTTGCCAATGGTAACGTACAAGTAAGTGTGGGCGGTACATCAAATGTAGCAGTATTTGCCACAACAGGGGAATACATAACTGGGTTACTCAGTGTGAGTGGCAATGTCACAGGTGGCAATGTTTTAACTGGAGGACTAGTTAGTTCAACAGGAACTATTACCAGTGCTGCCAATATCACAGGTGGTAACTTTCTGACAGGCGGTTTGCTATCAGCAACTGGTACCGTAACTGGTTCCACCTTGATTGGTTCAGTTGTCACTGCCACTGGTAATATATCGGGTGGTAATTTGCTAACAGGTGGCCTGATTTCAGCCACTTCAACAATTACATCAGCAGCCAACATTACAGGTGGAAACATTTTAACTGGCGGACTGGTATCAGCAACTGGTGCAATAACCAGTGCAGCCAATGTCAACGCCAACAATGTGATAGCAACCACTATAGTAAATGCACCAAGTCACACAGGTACCGTAGTTTCAGTTACAGGCAATGTCACAGGTGGTAATGTACTCACAGGTGGATTGATTTCGGCCACTTCAACAATAACTAGTGCGGCCAATATCACTGGTGGAAACTTACTCACAGGTGGATTGCTATCAGCAACTGGTACGGTAACTGGATCAAGTTTCTTGGGTAGTGTTGTAAGTGTCACTGGTAATGTCACCGGAGGCAACATTAACACTGCTGGATTGATAACAACCACAGGCAACATTGCTGGTGGTAACATACTCAGCAACAACTACTTCTATGCCAATGGTCAAGCGATTGTATTTGGTGTCAATTACACAGCATCTACAACCCCTCCTGCAAGTCCTGCCAATGGATGGCAGTGGTATAACACCTCAACCGATGTGCTGTATGAGTATCTCAGTGATGGAACCACACCTTATTGGGTAGACATATCAAGTCCAGCATTTGCTGGCGGAGTCGTAGCCAACGTATCAATCACAGGCAGTTTGTTGGCCAATGCTAATATAACATATGACATTGGCTCCACCAGTCAAGGATTCCGCAACGTTTATGCAAATACTTTTAACGCATTTGGCCTAGTGAGTTCTGCAGGTAATGTGGTTGGTGCAAATCTGGTCACAGGCGGAGCACTCAGTATAGGTGGAAACGTGATTGGTAATTTATTGCCAAGTTCAAACGTTACATTTGATCTGGGTTCAACTTCACAACGCTGGAAAGACCTATGGTTGAGCAACAGCACCATCTATCTGGGCAATGCCCAAATTTCAGCCAACACAACTGCTATAACAATCACAAACCCACAAGGTGGTACCACCGTGCTACAAGGCACATCACCAAGTATAACAGGAAGTGTGGTCAGTGCAAGCGGTAACATTACAGGTGGAAATATTCTGACAGGTGGATTGATAAGTGCAACTGGTAATATCACTGGCGGTAACCTAACCACAGCCGGTATACTCACTGTCAACTCAGGATCAGCCGCAACAGCCATTGTGAATGGTGCAGCCAATGCAGTGGGTAACATTGGATCAGCGACCACATATTTCAACAGATTGTTTGCTCAGGCAACCACAGCACTTTACGCCGACTTGGCAGAAAACTATGTGAGTGATGCAGATTATGCACCAGGCACAGTTTTGGATTTTGGTGGCAACCAAGAAGTTACCATAAGTACACAGGATTCCAGCAAACGGGTTGCTGGTGTGGTTTCAACAAATCCTGCTCACTTGATGAATGCAGGATTGCAAGGTGAACATGTGGTCACAGTGGCCTTGATTGGTCGAGTTCCAGTTCAAGTTTCGGGAACTGTACGCAAAGGAGATGCCATGGTATCTGATGGTGCTGGTGGTGCGCGAGCCGAAGCCAATCCTGGTGTAGGTACCTTGATTGGTAAGGCGTTACAAGACTTTGATGGTGATAAGGGCACAATTGAAATCGTAATTGGCAAGCATTAAAGGATAGAGAATGGCCTTTCCAGTATCGCCGACGAACGGCCAAACTGCTGTTGTTAACAACATAACATATCAGTTTTCCAACGTGGGCAACACGTGGACACGTATATTGTCCACGGCCAACATCATCACAGCCAATACTTTGGCATCCAACGGCTATATCTCGGCGGTTGGCAACATCATAACAGGCAATTACTTTATTGGTAACGGGTCACAACTGACCGGAATTACCCTAAATCCTGGCAACATCTCTAATGGCACCAGTAATGTCACTGTTGGTAGTTCAGGTGGCAATGTCACAGTTGGTGTTGGCGGCACAGGTAATGTAGCAGTATTTGCTACCACAGGTGAATATGTTACAGGTGTAGTATCAGCGTCAGGCAACATCACTGGCGGCAACATTCTCACAGCAGGATTGGTAAGTGTTACTGGCACACTCAGTGTCACAGGAGCCACTACACTGGGCACTGCCACTACAGGAAACTTGTCAGCAGGCAATGTCGATACAGGTGGTATAGTCAGCGCCGCAGGCAATGTAACTGGCGGCAACCTCTTAACAAGTGGCTTGATTAGTTCAACTGGTACCATAACCGGCTCAAGTCATTTGGGTTCAGTTGTTTCAGTAACTGCCAACATCACCGGCGGTAATGTACTCACCGGTGGCTTAATATCTGCAACAAGTGCAATTACAAGTGCTGCCAATATTACAGGTGGCAATATATTAACTAATGGACTTGTTTCGGCAACAGGTACAGTAACTGGATCAACACTTATAGGTAGCGTTGTGACTGCCACTGGTAACATCACAGGTGGCAACTTGCTAACTGCTGGATTGATCAGTGCAACATCTACTATTACCAGTGCTGCCAATATTACAGGTGGCAATATATTAACTGGTGGATTGGTATCGGCCACGTCGACTATCACCTCAGCAGCCAACATCACAGGCGGTAATGTACTCACAGGTGGTTTGATCAGTGCCGCAAGTACAGTGACTGGTACGAGCCATTTAGGCGCAGTAGTAAGTGTGACAGCCAACATTACAGGTGGCAACATCCTCACAGGTGGTTTAGTATCTGTCACTGCCAACGTCACTGCCAATAATGGCATGTTCACCAACATAGTCAACACAGCCAGTTTCACTGGCAGTATTGTATCAGTTACTGGTAACGTCACTGCCAATAATGGCATGTTCACCAACATAGTCAACACAGCCAGTTTCACTGGCAGTATTGTATCAGTTACTGGTAACGTCACTGCCAATAATGGCATGTTCACCAACATAGTGAATGTGGCAAGCCATACAGGCAGTATTGTGAGTGTTACAGCCAACATAACTGGTGGTAACCTTTTAACTGGCGGTTTGATTTCGGCCACATCAACAATCACCTCGGCAGCCAACATAACTGGTGGTAACCTTTTAACTGGCGGTTTGATAAGTGCTACTGGCAATGTGATTGCAGGTAATGTTAATACTAGCACTGTGAGACCCACTTCGGGTGCGTTAACCTTGAGCACTGCATCAGGTGCTATCAACTTGAACCCAGCCGGTAACGTTGTTCTGAGTGCCAATACCTACATCAACAACTTAGCAAGTCCAGCACAAGATGGCGACGCGGCAACCAAACTGTATGTGGACACAGTGGCCACAACAGGCATCACTTATCATCAGTCTGTATATGTGGCCAGTACAGATACCATGGCCAATACTACAGGTGGTACTATAAGTTATACCCAACCCAATGGCGTGGCCAATGGTATTGGTGCCAAGTTGACCACTACAGGCACATTTAACCTAATTGATACAGGCAACGTGCAAAGTGTGGGCACACGTATCTTGGTCAAGAACGAAGGCAACGCAGTATTCAATGGTGTTTACACCTGGGCCAATGCCACTAATATTGTGCGTTCAACTGACACTGATGAGTATGGTGCCAACAGCACAGAACAATTTAGCATCAACGACTATTTCTTTGTCACAAATGGCAATGTCAATGCTGGTGCGGCTTTTGTGGTCAATGCACCTTCAGGAACAATCACATTTGGCACAAGCAATATAACTTTTGCTACTTTTAGCACCAGCCAAACATATACAGCAAATACTTCAGCAGGTATCAGCCTAGCAGGCACAGTAATCAATGCCAAAACAGACGGAACTACCACTGCGTTTGATGCTGGTGGCAACATAATTGTTAAAGCGTCGGCCAATTTAACCACACCCAACATTGGTGTCGCAACTGGCACAAGTTTGAATGTAACTGGCAACGTTGATGCTGGAAACTTGAGAACTGCAGGCTTGATCTCAGCCACATCAACAATCACAAGTGCGGCCAATATCACAGGTGGCAACGTTCTCACAGCAGGTTTGATATCAGCCACTAGCACAATCACTAGTGCTGCCAACGTTATAGGCGGTAACTTGACCACAGCAGGTCAAGTGAGTGCAACAGCCAATATCACAGGTGGCAACGTTCTCACAGCAGGTTTGATATCAGCCACTAGCACAATCACTAGTGCTGCCAATGTGATTGGTGGAAATATTAACACTGCTGGTTTGATCACATCAACTGGCAACATCACCGGTGGTAACATACTAACTGGTGGCCTTGTATCAGCAACCTCAACAATTACCTCAGCAGCCAACATCACAGGTGGCAATATCTTGACAGGTGGTTTGATCAGTGCCACAGGCACTGTTACTGGATCAAGTCACTTGGGTTCAGTAGTAAGTGTGACAGCCAACATCACAGGTGGTAATTTACTGACTGCTGGATTGATTTCGGCCGCAGGGTCAATTACCACAGGTGGAGATCACTCCTTAACTGGCAATATTGTTGACACAGGTACCTTATGGATCAACACATTGGCCAATGGCAATATTAACCTTAATGTCAATGGTACTGGACAAACCAATATTCCCACTGGTATACTGAGTGTGACTTCTAATGTAGTTAGTGGTAATTTACTAACCGCTGGCTTGATATCAGCCACTGGAACTATAACTGGATTGAGTCATTTGGGTGCGGTTGTGAGTGTAACGGCAAACGTGACAGGTGGCAACTTACTAACTGGCGGATTGATTTCAGCAACATCAACCATCACTAGTGCAGCCAACGTTGTTGGTGGTAATCTAACCACTGCTGGTTTGATCACATCAACAGGTAATGTTACAGGCGGCAACTTGTTGACAAGTGGGCTCTTGACTGTTACAGGAAACATCACCGGTGGTAATATCTCCATCAGTGGTTCAGACAATGTGACAGGCAACATAACTGGGGGCAATTTATTAACAGCAGGCTTGATATCAGCCACTGGCAATATCACAGGTGGTAATCTACAGGGATCAGCCCTGTTTGCCACAAGTACCACAGCCAATGCAGTTACAGCCAGACTCACATCAGGATCTGATGTCAACTTTAGACTGACCTCACAAAATGGCGTAGCCAGTAATGCTACAGGAACTGAAGTGGCAAGATTTGGTCTCAACTATGTGGGTACCGGGTGGGACAGTTTTACTCAATACGTAAGAGGCAGTGCCGCACAGAATGGTTATCAATTGTTATGGGCTGCCAACACTGCCATAGCCAATGTTACTTCAACAGGAGTATTGGTCACCGGTCTAATATCAGCATCAGGCAACGTGGATGCAGGCAATCTACGCACAGCAGGTTTGGCCACCGTGACAGGCAACGTAACAGGTGGCAATATTCTCACAGCAGGCCTTGTCACTGCCACCGGCAATGTAACAGGTGGTAACTTGCTTACAGGAGGGTTGGTTAGTGCTACAGCCAATGTGATCGGCGGTAATCTCACAACAGTAGGGCAGGTTTCGGCCACCGGCAATATCACAGGCAATTACTATATTGGTAATGGCGCCTTCTTGACCGGACTAAATGTGGGTGCTGCCAGCCAAATTGCCAATGGGGCCACAACTATTTCCATACCCCAAGCCTCGGGCAACATCACTTTCAATGTTGCAGGTGCGTCAAATACTGTGGTTGTGAATCTGGGCAGTTTGACCATGTATGGCACATTTGCAGGGCCCAAAACGTTGAGTGCCAATGTGGCCGTAGCAGATGCTGTAAATGCACTGTTGCTAGGGCCTGTCACTCTTGCAAATAGTTACAATATCACGGTGCCCGATAGTTCAACCTTGTATGTTTACGCACCATAAATACAATCAGGAATAGAGTTTATGTCATTATCACTAGACGGCACAACAGGAATATCAGCAACAGGCAATATTATATCCAGCGGCGGTATTATTTCTGCTACTGGCAACATCTATGGCGGAAACATTATTGGTACTATTGCCCCGTCTGCTATCACAGTGTCTGGAAATGCCACTGTTGGTAATTTGCTCACAGCAGGATTGATAAGCGCAACTGGTACAGTGACAGGATCAAGTCATTTGGGTTCAGTAGTTTCAGTCACAGCCAACGTAACCGGTGGTAATCTGCTAACTGGCGGATTAATATCAGCAACCGGCGCTCTTATAACAGGTGGCGATCATAGTTTAACCGGTAACATTGTTGACAGTGGCGCACTTTGGATCAATACCAGCAGTAATGGCAACATTAATTTGAATCCAAACGGGACTGGACAAACCAACATACCTGCAGGTATTCTCAGTGTAACTGCCAACGTGATTGGTGGTAACATTCTAACTGCTGGATTAATGAGTTCAACAGGCAACGCTGTCCATGCCAACGTGATCATCAATGGCACAGCCGCCGCAGGCAGTGGCGTACTGATTGTTTCTGGTAACATACAAACCAGTACAGCCAATGCCACAGCCAATATTGGCAATGCCAGCAACTATTTCAATAGACTGTTTGCTCAAGCCACCACTGCACTGTATGCTGACTTGGCTGAGGTTTACAAAAGTGATGCACCCTATCCTCCGGGTACTGTGCTGGTGTTTGGTGGCAACCAAGAGGTTACAATGAGCACTGTGAGTCACGACACCAAGATAGCAGGTGTAGTATCTACGCACCCAGCACACGTTATGAATTCAGGCTTGCAATCAGAATTCACTGTGGAAGTTGGCTTGATTGGCCGTGTGCCGTGTCGTGTAATTGGACCAATCTCAGCAGGTGATCGTGTGGTGTCAAGCAATCGTGCTGGTGTTGCCGAACGCCTAGACATGTCACAGTATCAACCCGGCGTGATCATTGGCAAGGCAGTAGAAAGTTATTCAGGCTCAGATGTGGGCACAATCGAAGTTGTGGTTGGTAGACTATAAAGAGTGTTCTACCTGCTGAAGTTTTTGTTGTACAGCATCCAAATTCACAGTGTTCCATAAACCAGGATGCAAAGGTCTTGGCCAACGTCCAGATTCAATCCAGGCATAGCCAGTGTGTTCATGATTTAGATCAGGCACAAACTCATATTCCACTCTGCACCAAAAAGTATGATATTCAAATGCACCGTCAGGTGATGTGAATTTTTCTATGGGTATGAGTCTTTCGTAGTCAGGTACTGAACCCAGTTCTTCGGTGCATTCACGCTCAACTGCGGCCAGCAAACTTTCTCCTGACTCTACCTTGCCCCCAGCCAGACCCCAGGTGTCGGGATACTTGGTGTCGTTTCTTAAGAGATACAGATAGCGTTGTGTTCTGGCGCAATAGAACCAAACACCAACAGCCTTTATAATATGAGGTTCCACGAGCCCCCAGCATACAAGCCATCAATACTTTTAACCCAGGCATCTCCAGTCCACTTGTACTGTATACCAGTGGTCAGATTGGTCACGTATTGCACTTCTGTGTCTGTCACACTGTTGAATGCTATGATCCATCGTACGCCATCAAATTCAATAATGTCATTGGCGTTGGCCAACAAGGGCTGTCCTCCGGTGCCCAACCATGCACTGGGATTTTGACTGTTTGAGGAATTGCCTGTTGCTTCGGTCAACAGGTATCTTTGACCCAACAGACTGCTGTCAAGTCCATCACCAGGACCAGACAGCAAAGGATTGATTACTGAGTCTACAGGCAACAATGTATTCTGTGGAGCAGTGTCAGGATCAATGTTGAATATCAGCAGTCGATCATCGGCAGGATTAAGTGTAATAGTCCCCACAATGCTGGAATCTGGATTCCAAGGATTATCTAGGGTAATATAACTAACCCCGGGTCTAAGCACACCATATGCTTCAATCACAGCAGGCCAAGTTATCTGGGGATCTTCAACAATGGGGAATGTGAAAGGTGACAAACTCAATCTGTTGGGCACTACCACTTCTGCTGGCTGTAAAATTTGCAGTTGGCCATCCAACAACACCACTTGATAGTTCCAAGGCGTGACTTTGAGGCGTGTTCCCAACAGCAGATCGTTGTCTAATATGGCATTGGCAGCATCACCATTGGCATCAAATATTGATGCAATCACACGTTCGACCACGCCCAGTTTCTTGACCTTGGCAGGTGAACTGATCCAAATAGGGATACCAAATGTTATGGTCATGATATCTATGGGATTTTCTGTGCCTACAGGTATGGTTCTTGATGTCCAGTTGACTTTTTCCAAATCTACCACACTCAAACTGGTCCAGTCGATATAGTTTTCTGAACTTTGAATTTCCAAACTAGGATTGAACAAGGTGGCAATCTGCTCAAACAACTGCATTTTTTGGTTGGTGTTTGATGTCCAGATGTCCAAGTTTATGGTCATACGATATGGCACAGGCATCAAGCGTTCGATTGTGAATGCATTGCCTTGTGTGGTTTCGTAGGAGTCTGTGGCAGCATCATAAGTGCGTTGACGAACCTGCATTTTGTTCACATGATACGGCTCTTGCATTCTGGGACGATCATAATCAAGTGCAGTTATGTAAAAAGTCATCAGCGGAGTTGATGGCAAGGCATTGGCTGAGTTTTGTTGCATGATTGTGGCGGCCTGACGAGTAGCATCGCCATAACGCACAGGAACGCGGATCAAGTCTGTAGTTCCTTGCTCGTTGCGGCCATACTCCACTTGAAACAAACTGACCATGCGTGTGAACTGTAGCAGATATCTGCGTAACTGTTCGTCGAAAAAATATTGTTGCATAGATTAACTGGACGGTTGATAGGGTTGAGTTGGAGGATAGGGATTGGCTGGCTTGTTGCCACCATCGTCACCGTTGCTCAAATTGGGTTGCAGGGCCTGACTCAAACTTTGGCGACTTGGAATGTTGCCCATGTCTGTGGTCGGCGTAGTGTATGTATTGTTGACAAAACTCGACCGTAAAGTATTGTTGGTGGATCCAGGTGTGAGTTGTGTGCGTACATCGCTTTCAATCTTGACCCAAGATCTGCCATTGTAGCGAAATAGTCGATTGGGAAAGTAATCCAGTCTCAATGCATACTGTCCAGCAATGGGATTCACAGGAAAATTCACACCGGCAGTGACGGGCAAACCATTGGGTGCGCGACCATCGCCTGTGAGATAACCTGCGGTATATCCATCTCCGCGTGGAGAATTGCCTTCGTTGGCCACTGTTCTTGATGCATCGGTTAAGGTATAGTCTGCGGTATAAGTGGCCGTGGAGGGATTGGCAGGGGTACCATCAGGATTGGTGGCCACAATATAAAATTTCACAACATCAAAACCGGACTTGGGTATCTCTGCTTCGGCTTGAATCAATATAGCGTCATTGATTTCCAAGTCCTTGGGTCTGGTACTCATCCGGTCTGCTAGTGTAGCAGGGTTGGATTTTTCTTGCCAATATTGGGTATTTGTAATATCCGTACCAGGAGGCACATTTCGAGTACTGATATAATATTTGTCGCCGTAGAGCACAGTGGTACCACCTGGATAAAAGTTTCCGTTGTCCCAAATGTTGATGGGTTCAAAAGGTTCCTTGGTAATCTCATTGAATTCTTGAGCATTGACCATGGGTGTGCATTTAACTCGCCACAAGTGAGGTAACCAAGTTTGGCTAAAACCTTCAGACGCAAATGCCGCATCCTGAATTACATAGAACTTGGGCAAGGCTCGAGGAATAGTTTCGTTGAGTGGGTTGTAGTCACGCAGGTTGGGCAGTTCCAGCACATCACCACTCATGAGTTTGCGACCAATGGTGTCAATCATGTTGTTGTAGTGAAATGTTATGAATATGGTATCATTGTTCAAGAACAAGCCAAATTGTGTGAGATCAAAATCAATGTCTTGTGTGTTGTATACGCCACGCATGACGTAGATGTCCGGGTCATACTTGCGGTCTCGATTTTCTAACAATAACAAATCTTCAATAAAAAGTGGATTTGATTCTGAGTACTTGGGCAGGGTAGCATCATTGTCCCCGGTATTGTCGTTGGTCAGTGGGCCCAGGTATTTGTGCAAATACATGTCCACGCCGCCCACCTGATACATCTCCGATATTGTTCTATCGAAAAATTGGTAGTCGGCTGTTCTGTTGGGCCTGTATAAACTTAGTCGCGGCATAGTCTAGTATTTATGGGTAATACTTTTGTTTACTTGACCAAAAAACCAGTTGATGCTATAATTACAGCATACTTTGGAGGACCCATGAAAGCCACTGCCACACTTAAACCCTTGAACCCTCGTAGCCCTGATACCAAATATGTGGGTTTAGAGCCCACCTGGCGAGTCCAGCCCACAGAAGGGCGGATCAGTGCTTTAAGCAATGCGTTTGGTTGGTACAATTATTTTTATGGCAAAAAAGAAGCCAAAGACTTTGTGGTGGCTTATTTGGACCAGCATGAAAAAAGCAAGGAGGCACGACAAATTCGTACTCTTCCAGACAGCCAAATGCGACTGACCACAGGTTGGCTATGCCGTATGAGCATGATGGGCTTGCAATTGAGCGATCATGAACAAATACAATTGGACAACCTGATTGCAGAACTTGTGGCTGTCAAACAAGAAATTCGGGCAGAAGCACCAACACCAGACGATGAGCCTGCCCGTCCCAATATACAAGATCGTCTTCGTGAAAAAGTCAGCGAATGCAGTGCAGAACTGGAGGCCATGTTTGATGAGTTTGTCACATCAGGCGCAAAAATGTCGGCAGACTTCAAACCTATTATGGTGATTCGTGGCATGAATGTAGCACCGCAAATGATCAGTGTTATCAGTCACCACTGGAAAGCCAGGCTTGAAGAATTTGAACAGGCTGTTGATGGCCGGGATTCGCAACTGGTAGAAGCCTACAGTTTCTTGACAAAAATTCAATTGCGTAATTGTATCAAGTTCTGCGAAGCAGTGATCAACGACTGTGGTGCTTATGTACAGATCAAGAAAGTGGAACGCAAACCAAGAAAAGTCAAAGCAGTGCCACCAGAAAAACGTGCGGCCAAGTTTAAGATCATGGCAGAGTTTGCTGAACTCAAACTTAAATCATTGCCAGCCGCTAGTCTAGTAGACCGGGCCGAAGCCTGGTTGTATGACACTAAAAAACGCAAGTTGATCCACCTTGTGGCAGACAGCCACACACAGGCGTTTACTGTCAAAAACAACTCAATCATTGGATTCAGCACCGTGGAAACACAGCAAAAAACTCTGCGCAAACCTGGGGATGTTGTGAAGGCGGTACAGGCCGCGGGCAAGCCAGCCGCCCGCAAGATATTCAAAGACATCAAGGCCACAGAAACTGCTTGGAACGGACGCGGGACCGAAAACTTGATCATTCTAAAATCATGGTAAATGCATATCCAGTGGATTTAGAATATCTACAGTTTGTTGATTTGCATAACATTGATCAACGCCGCCTGGTGGATGCCACAATAGATGCACAACTTCTGTCGGTAAAAAAATCAATACATATTAAAAAATTAGATATCTTGATCATAGGAACTGTGTTGTGGGAACAGAATACATCAACCACAGTCATTGAAAATTTTCGTTACTTTCAAAAAAAATGTCAAGACATCGGAATCCCAGTTCATTTCATAGTTGGTTTAGATAAACAATCAATTTTGTCTGAGTTTGATAATTGTACATTTATTGATTTTTTCCTATTACGGGCATTTGATGAATGCAACAAGCCCACTCAAATTCTCAATGCAGATTGGCATCATTATAATAAAAAATTTTTGTTCTTGATGGGCAAATCACAAAAACCACACAGAATAGGATTATTGTATAAACTTTATAAACAAGGATTATTGAATTTTGATAGATCAATTTGGTCATTTTATGATGATATTTCTTTGGAGGATTCCAAAAAATATCTATCAAAAGATACTGATGTACATGATCTTGGATTGTTTCTCAATGAGTATAAACGACAGCCAGATCAAGTAATTCCCACCAATGGGCATTATGGGGGTTTTCCTTTTGACGCAAATATGTATGCAAGTACCAATATCAGCATAGTGTCCGAAACGCACAATGATACTCTTCCGTGGAACACTGAAAAAATTTACAGGGCAATTTTGAATCATCATCCTTTTCTGATAGCAGGATCACAAGGGCACACACAGCATTTGAATAAAATGGGATTTCACACGTTTGATGAATATTTTTCTATTCCTGAATATTGCAATATTGCTTGTTTGCCCACAAGATTAGATGCCATAGTGGACAATGTCAAAAACTTTGATCCATCAATGTCGCAAATAAAAGAGATAGATTATTTGGTCAGGCAAAATGTCCAAACTTTATACAAATTGGTAAATCACTACCGCAACTTAATCAAAATCCTGTTTACTGAATATGGGATTGTAAATGACTTGGGCAATTTTTTGTGTAAAAGAATTAGTCCTTATTATTTGTCATGGCAATTTTATTATCAAACTATTAAAGACTCTTCGTGGCCACCGTGTGATTCTATAGAGGATTGTGGTTATTTGCCCAAACACATACAAGATGAATTAAAAACAGTGTTCAAATTGGAATTTTGATGCATTGTTTGATGCAGCCATCATTGGATAAATACCATTGAGGTACCCAATGTCAGAAACCCAAGATAGTTTAACCACACTCAAATCCCAATTGTACGATTATGTACGCCTGACCTTGGGCGATCAGATTGTGGATCTTGAACTGGATCCTGCACACTACGAAGCCGCTTATCAGCGCACCATTGGCACTTACAGACAGCGAGCCAACAATGCGTATGAAGAAAGTTACAGTTTCATGCAGTTGGTCAACCAGGTAAACATCTATACCTTGCCGCAAGAAGTGCAGAGTGTGCGACAGATATTTAGACGCACATTTGGTATTGCTACAGGACCTTTTGGATCAAACTTTGATCCGTTCAGTCAAGCACAAATGAACGTGTACTTGATCAACTTCAACCAAGCAGGTGGCTTGGCCACTTATGATTTTTACAGCCAATATGTTGAACTGGCCGCACGTATGTTTGGTGGCTACCTAAACTACACCTGGAATCCAGTGACCAAGAAATTGCAACTGATCCGTAGCCCCCCTGGTGGTGGCGAAGTGGTGTTGCTTTGGACCTACAATCTCAAACCCGAAATCCAATTGTTGAGTGATTACCAAATTCAACAATGGATTCGGGACTACATGGTTGCGGCCTGCAAAATGATCATTGGTGAAGCACGTGAGAAGTTTGGCACCATTGCCGGACCACAAGGCGGCGGCACTCTAAATGGTGCGGCTCTCAAAGCCGAAGCCCAGACTCAAATGGATGCCAAGATCCAGGAACTGGTTATGTACGTGGATGGATCACAACCGCTGACCTTTGTGATTGGCTAAAACGCAATAGACAATTTATTCAGTTTGTGCTATAATTCACACATGGCACACCTAATGATTGATCTTGAGGGCTTGGCAACAGGACCTGATACCACTATTCTAACTATAGCCGCACAGGCGTTTGATCCTTTTGGCTCAGGGTATTATGCTCAGCATTACTATGCCCGAGTTACACTGGAAAGCCAGGAAAACCGTGCTATTGATGATGGTACTATTGCATGGTGGGCAACTCAACCCGAACATGCTAGGGAAGAAGCATTCAACGAACAGAATCGAATCCCTCTTGATCAAGCATTAGAAGAATTGGCCAGATTGATTTGGCACTCCACGTTGATCTGGAGTCAAGGTCCCACGTACGACATGAACATTCTAGAGCATGCCTACAAGAGTTATGGCAAATCTTTACCTTGGAAATATTATCAGGTGCGTGACAGTCGTACGGTGTTTAGTTTGTGGCCCGAACAATCCATTCCTCCTACCACACATCATGCCTTGGAAGACTGTCGCAGACAAATCAGCATGCTTCAAAACTGTCTTAAATATCTAAACGTAAAGGAACTCAAATGATCATTGGGGTGTGTGGCTTTATATCAAGTGGTAAAGATACCATTGCTGATTATCTCACCAACTTTCACGGTTTTCGTAGAGAAAGTTTTGCATCAACACTAAAAGATGCTGTGGCACAGGTGTTTGGGTGGGACCGCACCTTGCTGGAAGGACGCACCAAACAGGCCCGTGAATGGCGTGAGCGAGTGGATCCTTGGTGGGCCGAACGCCTAAACATGCCCACACTGACACCACGCTGGATTCTACAGTACTGGGGCACTGAAGTGTGCAGAGCCGGGTTTCATGATGACATCTGGATTGCCAGTTTGGAAAACAAACTACGCAACAGCCAAGATGACGTTGTAATATCTGACTGTCGTTTTCCCAACGAAATTCGCGCTATCAAACGTGCCGGTGGGCGTGTAATTCGTGTGGTGCGTGGGCCCGAGCCCTCTTGGTACGATGCGGCTGTAAGTGTGAACCGTGGACCCAATGGCAACTCAACCTGGGCACTAAGTCACAAAAAACTTGAAAAACTTGGTATTCATGCCTCAGAAACTGCCTGGGTAGGTACACAATTTGATGCTGTGCTTGACAACAACAACACAGTGGATGACTTGTATCAACAAGTCAATGATCTGCTTGCAAGTCTCCAGGTCGCCAAGGCACAGTCTGCCGTTTGATTTCTTCCACGCAGTTTAGACAAATTGTTCGTAGGTTAGATAGTTCAGTGTTGGCCAAGCGTCCATCCACGTGATACACTAATAATTGGCTGGCGTATCTTGACCTGAACCCACAGCGATCGCACTGAGTCTTTTTCCGGTAACCGGCTGATTGCCAACGTGCTACTGGTGTTTTTTCTCGGCGCCCACGACGTATACAATGATCGCATCGGTTGCGATAATAGACTGTTTCACCGCGACGGTAGTTCACAGCCACTGGGCGTTGCTTACATGCTCCACAAATGGGTCTCATGTACTTATTTATCAGACCGAACCTTTATAAAGGGCAACACAACTGGGGTAGTTTTGATCGGTTACGATAAATATCTTTAAGTTTTATAAGGAGCCAAAATGGCACTCACATCACCAGGTGTACAGGTCACCATCGTAGACGAAAGCAACTATCTTTCAGCCGCAACAAATTCGGTACCATACTTTTTGATTGCCACAGCGCAAGACAAAGTATCAGGATCAGGAGTGGGTGTAGCCGCAGGCACACTCAAGGCCAATGCCAACAAGGCCTATTTGATTACCAGTCAACGAGATTTGACTGCTACATTTGGCAATCCATTCTTTTACAAGACCACCATTGGTACTCCAATCAATGGTTATGAACTCAATGAGTACGGACTACTTGCCGCTTATAGTGCCTTGGGTGTTACCAATCGTGCTTATGTACAGCGTTGCGACATTGATTTGACACAACTCACAGCCAGTTTGGTACGTCCCACAGGCGAGCCAGACAACGGCACATATTGGTTAGACACAGCCAACACATTGTGGGGTATTTTTGAATGGAACTCAACAACTGGCGCATTCTCAAACATGGTACCAAGTGTTATCACTGATACTGTGTATCTGAGCAGTGGTGTTCCTGTGGACGATTACGGCAGTATTGGAGACTATGCTGTTGTCGCAACCAACACAGCCAATCCTGTTTATCTCAAGAACGGTGCGGCAACAACCTCACAAACAAGTGCAACTGCACTGTCTGATCTCTACAACACCTGGGTATTGGTTGGAAGCAATGCCTGGAAACTGAGTTATCCCACTATCACGGGTGCCAATGCTGTTACAGCCGATCTCAATGCTGGCAACACATTGGTTATCAATGGTACCACTGTCACAGTTCCTGTTGCTCCCAACAATGACATGGCAGGACTCAGTGCCGCTATCAACACAGCCGCTATCACTGGTGTGTACAGCGCGGTAATTGACAACAAGTTGTGTTTGTTTGCCAATGCTCTTGCAACAGCAGATGGATCAACTGCTGATGATGGTATTATTGTGATCAACAGCGTGGGCAGTACCTCAGGTTTGATAACCACTTTAGGATTAACAACCAATACTGCATTCTTTGCCCCTGAATTGCAACAGAGTCCCAGTTATCAAAATCCACGCTGGAATTCAACAGGTGCAACTCCACGTCCTACAGGCAGTGTATGGAACAAAACCAACAGTGTGAATCTTGGCACAAGCATGATTGTAAAGAAATATTCTACAGCATTGGCTGCTTTTGTTCAACAAAGTGCCACAGTGTATGCCAACGACTGGAGTGCAAATGCAACTTTGGATGCCACTGGCGGAGGAAAATTAATTCCAGCCGGAACAACTTACACTCAGTACAATGTGAGCCCTGAACTTAATGGCGGTCCTACCAGTAATTACCCTTTTAATCCTACTTATACCCTGCAGGTATTTGAAAGATCGGCACTGGGAGCCACAGTAATCACCGGCGATGATGATGCAGCCACTTTTGGCATAGGCGATCAGTTCTATATAATGACGTCAACTGCCAATAGCACCACATTGACCACACCGGTGTTGGCCACACTTGCTGGTACAACACCTGCCGACTTTGTGACAGCCGTTAGTGCAGCCGCAGTACCCAATGTCTCTGCCAGCATTGACAGCAATGGATACATTGTGTTGACTCAAACACAAGGTGGTGTGATTTTGTTGCAAAATGTAACATCAACTCCAGTTACTGCCGCAGGATTCAATACAACTGTCACAGGATGTAGAACAGTGTATCTTGACACAGATACCACGGTGCCAATCACTGCTGCCAATGACACCTGGTTAAATCTCAGCGGTTGGGTGGCAGCCACTTACACAGCCAGCGCAACTGCTCCTGATCAAGACCCTGCAGATGGCCGTTACTGGTACTACTCAGCAACCAATCAAGTGGACATCATGATTCAAAGTGGCACAGGCTGGGTTGGTTATCAGAATGAAACCAATGACATACGTGGTTTCAACTTGAGCCTGACCAATGCTACAGGTCCAATTATCAGTGCCACAGCACCTACCACACAGACAGATAACACAGCACTTGAGTATGGCGACATCTGGATTGACACCAGCAATCTGGAACTGTACCCAGTGATCAATCGCTGGAGTGTGGTGGATGGCGTTGATCAGTGGATCACACTAGACAACACAGATCAAACCACACAGAATGGTGTGTTGTTTGCAGATGCACGTTGGAGTTCAACAGGCACTGTGAATCCCATCACAGGTGCATTGCCTACCATCACAAGTTTGCTGACCAGCAACTACCTGGACATTGATGCTCCAGACTATACCTTGTATCCAACCGGAATGTTGTTGTTTAACACACGCCGTTCAGGATTCAATGTCAAGAGTTTCCAGGCAGGCTATTTCAATGCAACTGATTTTGCCTACAACACCTGGAGCGCATCTACTCAGTATGCCATAGGAGATCAGGTGTTGTACAACACTACTTTGTATGTGGCCACAGCAACTCCTCCTTTGGCAACAGTGCCTACCAATACCACTTATTGGAGTGAGTTAGAAGTGAATAGTTGGGTCACAGCCAGTGGCAACCGTGCTGACGGATCACCAAACATGGGTCGTTTTGCTCAGCGTGAATTGATCGTGGCAGCACTCAAATCTGGAATCGACACCAGTGTGACCATTAGAGAAGAACAAAATCAATTCAACTTGAGCGCATGTACCAGTTACCCAGAATTGATTCCCAACATGTTGGCACTCAGCAACGAGCGCAACAACACTGTGTTTGTTGTGGGTGATACACCCATGCGACTGCCAGCCACAGGTGCAGACATTGTGAGTTGGGCAACCAACAATGGCGGTGCAGGATATGCTACAGGAGATGGACTCACAGTAGACTCACCTTACGTGGGCGTGTTCTGGCCTAGTTGTCAAACCACCGACTTGTCAGGATCAGCAGTGGTCACAGCGCCAAGTCACATGATGGTTCGCACTATTATTCGCAACGACGAGGTGGCTTACCCATGGTTGGCACCTGCAGGTACACGTCGTGGTGTTGTTGATAATGCAGATCAAATTGGCTACATCAATGCACAAACAGGTGAATTTGTGACCCTGGGTGTGAATCAAGGGCTACGTGATGTTCTGTATCAAAATAATGTAAACCCAATCACATTCGTTCCTGGAGTGGGCATCACCAATTTTGGTAACAAGACTACTCAAACAGCAACCACGAGCCTGGATCGTATCAATGTGGCACGCCTGGTGGTGTTTATTCGCAACAGACTTGAGTCAATTGGCAAGCAGTTCTTGTTTGAACCCAATGATCAAATCACCCGCGATGAGATCAAGAATGCTGTGACCAGTCTCATGATTGACTTGGTGGCCAAACGTGGCCTCTATGATTACCTAGTAGTGTGTGATGACACCAACAACACACCTGCCAGAATTGATGCCAATGAACTGTGGGTGGACATTGCAATCGAACCTGTCAAGGCAGTGGAATTTATCTATATTCCAGTTCGCCTCAAGAACACAGGCGAAATTGCAGCCGGCCAAACAGCAGTGGCACAAGCAGTCTAACGATGTCGCTAGACAAGGAAATGGGGTGGCAACACCCCATTTTTTTTTGGTCTGAAATGATATAAATAATCATATAGGAGATACAGATATGGCCGTTGCATCATTAACAAGAATGACAGTGCCCCTGGCAAGCGATCAAAGCGCAAGCAATCAGGGCATGCTCATGCCCAAACTCAAATACCGCTTTAGAGTGGTATTTGAAAATCTTGGTGTGAGTACACCTAGAACAGAATTGACCAAACAGGTCATGGACTTCAAGCGTCCCACAGTGAACTTTGATCCCATTGTTTTGCCCATCTACAACAGTGAACTCAAACTGAGTGGAAAGCCGCACTGGACGGATGTCACCTGCACCTTGCGAGATGACGCTTCAGGACAGGTGAGTAAATTGGTAGGTGAGCAACTGCAAAAGCAAATGGACTTCTTGGAAATGGCATCTGCGTCTTCGGGCATTGACTACAAGTTTACCACCAGATTTGAAGTGCTGGATGGTGGCAACGGTGCTGCCACACCCATAGTGCTAGAAACCTGGGAACTGTATGGTTGCTATCTGGGTTCAGTAGACTACGCTGATGCCAACTATGGCACCAATGATCCAATGACCATTGCACTGACCATTGTGTACGACAACGCCAACCAGACACCCAACGGTACTGGTGTTGGAACTATCATTGCTAGAACTGTGAATGATGTTGTGACTGGCGCTGGTACTGCTCAGGCAGCCCAGTAAGGAAGCACTGATATGTCTTGGGGTCAGGATTTCCTGACAGGTTTTTTTGGAGGGCAAGGTCTCAAAGATTATGCCCATGCCAGCAAGACCTTTAGGACCAATGGATACGAACTTGCTCCACGCAACAAGTTCTTATTTCATGTTTACTTCAATCTCAACACCACAGAAATACCTGTTCTCTCTAATATCTTTCCCAGCAGTAGTCAAGCAGAACTAGGACTATTGGTCAAAACCATACAATTACCAACCTACAGTCTTGATACTGAAACACTGAATCAATACAATCGCAAAAGAATAATACAAAAGAAAATCAACTATTTGCCAGTGACCATGACTTTTCACGACGATGGTGGAGATCTCAGTCGCATGCTGTGGTACAACTATTATTCATACTACTACAAAGATCCCAATCAGCAGTACGGATCAGCACCCAACCAGAATGGCAGTGCAGGTCAGGTGGCCAACCAACCTGGTTTTTCCTACAACTCCAGAGACATCTATGCCAACAATAGACCCGTGAATGATTGGGGCTACATTGGAGAATCATTCATGCAAGGTGCGGCAGGTGCCAGTGGAAATCTAGGTGCAGACCAGACGTCAGGAAAACCACCCTTCTTTAGAGACATCACCATCTACGGCATGGACCAACACAAATTTGCCAGTTATGTGCTGATCAATCCCTTGATCAAAGAGTGGAAGCATGATCAGTACAACTACAGTGAAGGCGGTGGTATCATGGAAAACAGCATGACTGTGGAATACGAAACTGTGAAGTATTATGCAGGTGCTATTGGTGGGTCAAGATCGGACACCAATGTTAAAGGCTTTGCTGATCCTGCACATTATGACAACATTAGATCCAGTTTGGCCAGACCCGGCAGCACAAGAACTGTGCTGGGTCAAGGCGGTTTGTTGGATGCTGGTATTGGTATAGTGCGTGATTTGCAAACAGATAGTTTTGACCCAATTGGTGCCATACAAAAAGCAGGCACGGTGTACAACACATTCAAAGGTGCCAACATAAAGAGCGTGGTAAATGAAGAAGCCAATGCGGCTGTGAAGAGTGTGCTTCGTAACAGCATACCAGGTGCTGTGAGACAACAACAGGCAGGATCAGGAGGCTTTGTTTTTCCTAGAAGCCCTGGTTATGGACGAGGATAATCATGGGCGGCTCAGTAAACACACCAAATCAAAACAATGACCTAACCGTAAGAATCTTTGACGGATTCTACAGTTATGAACAGTACGTGAGTGTGGAAGAATATGATGTTGTGTACAGTTATCTCAAAAGTGTGTTTACCACAGATGCGGCTGCAGGCAATTTCACAGTGGCCTTGTTTAGAATTGCAGACGAAACTGGCACGCCGGTGTTGACCATACTGCAAAGTATTCAAGGACAAGATTCACTCACACTCACACAGACCTTGTGCTACTATCTCAACAGCATGCGAAGTGGTAGCACATTGTTGGGCTTTGGGGCACCAGTCACTCCCAACTACTACACCGCAAGAAATGTGTTGGCATGAGTCGTTGGGCCAATGGAACCTATGTTTTAAAGAATCCAGCCAAGTATATTGGCAAGGGCACACCAAGATATAGATCCGGTTGGGAACATGCCTTTTTCAAATTCTGTGACTCAAATGATGCTGTGCTACAGTGGGCAAGTGAAAGCATAGTAATACCCTATCGCAATCCCATAACAGGCAAGCCCAGCCAATACATACCCGATATCTTGATGACCTATAGAACCCGAGATAATCAAGTCAAGGCTGAATTGATAGAAATCAAGCCCAAGAAACAAAGCGTGATAGAAGAAAAAATGAGTTCGAGAGATCGTGCTGTGGTTGCTGTGAACTACGCCAAATGGGACGCCGCAACAAAATGGGCCAAAAAAAATGGTCTAATGTTTAGAGTCATAACCGAAGATCAAATGTTTAGAAACGGTAGCAAATAGCCACCACCTATGGGCAAGCGGTAAATATGGCATGACCCGCAAACTTCAAGAACTTTTCGACTTACCGCCAAACGACACACCAGAGACTGAAGATGCGCCCACAGTGGAACAAACACGCACCTACATTGCAGAAATAGACGATACTATTGACAAGATAGATGCGGCCCTGCCAGGTGTACGTGATCTCAGCGCCAGCGATGCGGAAATGGACGATCTAGCAAAAAAAGCCACAGACAGTTTTGATGAACTCATGACACTCGGGATGAATGTTGATTCACGATTTGCCGCAGAAATCTTTGGCGTAGCCGGCACAATGTTGGGCCATGCACTCACCGCCAAAACAGCCAAACTCAACAAAAAACTAAAGGTGATTGATCTACAGTTGAAAAAAGCACGACTTGATCAACAAAACACTGACGATGCACCCACACATGCTGGCCAAGGCCATGTGCTGGATCGCAACGAAATTTTGGAACGCTTGATCGGCGACAGACGCACAATCGCCAAAAAAGAATAAATATCATATAGGACCTCGACATGAAAACATTTCATCAATATCTAGCAGAATCTGAGCGCACATATGACTATAGGATCAAAATCCTAGGTGAAGTGCCACCTGATTTTGTAAAAAATCTCGAAGAAAAAATGGCGCAGTTTGACATTGTCAAAATGAGTCGCCCAAAAACCACACCTGTGCAAAAGTTGCTGAAAGACTTTCCGGGCGCAGAAAATGAAAGCATGACTTTCATGGATGTGAGTTTTAGATACCCTGCTATTGAGCCACAGATCAAGCAGTTGGCACAGTTGTTGGGTTTCAACCCCAACCGCATTACACTGCAAACAGCGGCCTATGATGACAGCATTGCCAAAGAGATTGCAGACATCACAGCACAGAACACGGACTTGATTGCTGACACAGATTATCCTGCACCTGATGCAGAACAAAAGGCCTTGAGCCAAGACTACTCGGCCAATCCATATCAACATGCAGTATTAAAGAACGAGTATCGTTCAGACTTTACAGTGGCTGGAGGCAAGACACCTCCTGCAAAAACCACAAATGATATAGCACAACAGGATACCAGTCCTTTTGCCAACATCAAGCGTCCACCAAAGCCAGCAACAGGCTCACACCCAAGAGGATAATAACATGACATTTTTTTACGACTTAAACAAACGCATGGCTGAATTAAGCCAAAAACAAACTCTCTCAGAAGGTGCAGTTGCTGAACGTGCCACAGGTGATTACTCTGCTACAAAGGCACGTGCCGGCAAAGACATTGGCAAGCCAGGCAAGCAATTTGCACAAATTGCCAAGTCAGCAGGTGAGCGTTATGGTTCCAAAGAGCGTGGCGAAAAAGTTGCTGGCGCTGTGTTGGCAAAACTGCGTCATGCTAAAGAAGATGTTGAAGAAAGTGCATTACAGGCTTATCTTGGCGACAAGAAGTACGGCAAAGAAGGCATGAAGGCATTGCAACAAGCAGGCCGTGAGCATGCCGGTAAAGAAAAAATGAACCAGATTCGCAATCGCTATAACAAGATGGACGAGGCCGATATGGAAGAAGGCAACGAGTTCTCAGGTGAATTGGCCAAGGCCAAAGCACAACACCGAGATACGTTTAGTGTAGATGGCAAAACATATCCTGTCAAAGAAGAAGGCGGTATGCCAATGACTGCCAAGCAAAAATCATTTGCTGCCTTGGCACCTCCCAAAGACAAAATCACTTTTGCTGACAAAATTGCCGGCGCCAAAAAAGAAGTTGACGAAATGTTAGGCGATGTGGCTGCTGAAGCCATGAAGAATGCATTGAGTGGCAGAAAACAAATGGCCGACGAAGGCTGGGACGAAATGGAACGTGACGTTAAAAAGCGCATGGGTCCCAAGGTAGGTGATGTCCGTCGTGGCGCACGTCATGATATTGAAACTACTGCCACTGGTGTGCGTGCCACACGTCGTTATGATGATGAAACAGATGAACAACCCACTGGTGAAAAGCGTAAAGCCGGTCGTCCAAAAGGCGCACCAAAAGGCCCAGAGCGTGTGACTGCCAAGGCCTACAAGCACAAAGGTGGCCGCGTGAAAGAAGGCGACATGGAGTTCATGATTGAACCACATGATTCAGGTGAATACGATCGTGAAGGTGCCATGGCCAAAGATGACATCAAGACCATTGTGCGTCATGCTCAAGCCCTGGAAAAGATCCTAGGCGACAACGACAACTTGCCAGAATGGGTACAAGCCAAGTTGGCCAAGATTGAAGGCATGATGACTGCTGTGGATGACTACATGCAGAATCAACAAGGTGACGATCAAGAGATTGACGAAAAGGCACCCCCTGGCGCCAAGGCCGAACGCATGGTCAAGCATATCAAGGCTGGTTACGCCAAGGATGGCAAATTGACAGATGTTGAAAAGCGCAAAGCCTACGGTGCGGCCTGGAAAGCACACAATGCTGGTAAAGTGGAAGAAGAGTCCACAGACAAAGAAGATCAACGTGCTGAACGTGCAGGTCGCAAAGTGGCCAAAGACATCGAGTACGATGAAGGCCACAAAGGCAAAGACGACAACCGCGCAGAAAAAGCCGGTAAACGAGTGACCAAAGACATCGAGTATGATGACAAAAAAGATCGTAAAGAAAAGAAAGTAGATGAAACTACTACTAGTGGTTCAGTTGCCACCGGCGGCGATGCTCCTAAAAAGAGCAAAGGCGGCCTGCAAATTGGCAAAGGCATCTACGACAGCATGAATCGTGAAGTTGAAAACATGATTGCTGAATCAATGAGCATCAATGTATCAATGACCAACGATGACAACGGTTCACACAAGAACATCACTGTGACAGCAGCCGACGAGGATGCAGAAATGTTGGCACAATTGTTGGCACGTGCAGGGTTGACAGGTGGTGGACACGGTCATCAAGAGCCTTGCCCAGACTGCGGTTCAGTTGATTGCGGTTGCGACGAAGCAGTGGAAGAAGCCTACGGTGATGTCACTGCCACAGAGAACAAGCCTGACTGGCCAACTGACACTGAATACAGTGACGATGCCTTGCAATACTCAGGTGGCCTGAACAAGCCCAAGACTACCATAGCCGGTGATGGTCAAACCACAGTACCTGTCACAGCAGTACAGGTCAAAGAAGAAGACGCTGAACTGGCTCGCATGATTGAAATGGCCGGCATTGACCAAAGCAAACTAAAGCCTTGGGAACGCACTATGAAGGAAGAAGAAGCAGTCGAAGAAGGTGTTGTTGACACAGTCAAAGACATTGTGAAAAAAGGCCTTGAGAAACTGGGTCATGGTTCAGACGAAGAAATGATCCGAGACTTGCAAAAGAAAACAGGTGTTCCTGCCACAGGCAAAAAGCCAGAAGATAAAAAAATGGAAGAAAGCCTGATGGCAGAGTTTGCTAACTTCAAGATCTAATATGAAAACGCTACTTGATTACTTGACAGAAGCCGAAGTGGAACAACATCGCCCAAGAACTGGTGATGTGTTTGCCTTTGAACTGGAAGATGGCACCTTGCTTGAAACCTATGTCATGGATCAAGATGACGTGGGTGATATCCTGTTGGACAGCACTGAAGACATTTATTCATTATTGGAATCTTGGGACTTGATTGATCACAATCTCACCGAAGATGAAGACATGGACGAAGCCAAGTATCATGGTCATAATGTGCCGCTAGGCAAGCCCATGCGAGGGGATGTAAAAAAATTCAAAGTGTTTGTGAAAGATCCCAAAACAGGCAACATTAAAAAAGTTAACTTTGGTCACGGTGGCACTTCAGCAAAACGTGCTGGACAAAAGACCATGCGTATTAAGAAATCCAACCCTGCTCGTCGCAAGAGTTTTAGAGCAAGACACCATTGTGAGAATCCTGGACCTCGTACCTCGGCTCGTTACTGGTCATGTCGAAAGTGGTAACCACTATGACCGAACAATATCAAACCTATGCACAAACAATGGCTCGTCTGGCAGAACGTCATCCACCGGCACCAACACCTGCAGAGGTACGTAATCAGCCGGCAATGATACCAGGCGTGATCACACAAACTGTCAATCTCTATCACCCAGTGGCTGTAGCAGACTTAACCAAGGAATCAAAATAATGGCTATTCAAGTTGTCAACACCACAGGTAACGTGCTGTGGACCACAGATAAAGTAGAATTTTCTACAACCACTGCCAATGTCACATTTCAAGTGTCAGCAGTGCAACTGACTTATGTGCAGGCCAATGGCGTGCCGGCCAATGCCACAATGAGCACACCCACTGGCAACTTGTATGCCAATGCCATTGTGGTTCCTGGTGACTCAGTAGCACAATATTATGTTGGTGCAGGCAACTATCTAAACATTATCACAGGCTCTGGCTTCTCAGCCACTGCACTAGGCACAGCCTCATCAGCCACAGCAGGTGTCAACGGCATCTAAAATGAGAGCCCGCGAATTCATTACAGAAGGCAACGGAGTACGGGGCGGCACTAGAGCCGCTGCCGCACATGAATTCGAAACCGCACATCCTGGCATGGTAAGTCCCGACAATCACGGTGACTTGTATATTGGACGATATTATGATTTCTACCGCATAGCAAGTCTTGCTGGCATGGATCTTGATCGTCTGGAAAAAACTGATGACATCAACTTCTTTGGAAACCTGCCCATCTTCAGTGCCTATACCGAACACGATCGCAAAAAACTCACTGCAATTATGAAAAAACTGGGCATGAAGCCCAAGGACGCAATCAGCAAAGGCAGTCGTGAACCTGACTATGTAAACAACACCAGTCCTGTTAGGTCGTTCCAAGGCTACAAGAGATAATCATGTGCGTGATCGTAGCCAAGTACTTCCCTGACATTGGCTGGGCTGGTGCAAAAAATCGCGACCGCAACTATACTCCTGTCTTGGACTTTATTGAAGATACCAGCCACGACGTGCAACGCATGATGATGCATGATCAAATCACTGGCTACAAAGAAGGCATCAACAATCATGGTATCAGTATCCTAAACACCAGTTTGGATGTGTATGATGACGAATCAGAAGTGGAAGCCGGCACAGCAGAAATCAGCCCTGATGGCCAAGTGATTGCCAAGGCCCTACTACAACACACAGTGCCTGATGCTGTTCAAGTGCTATTAGACGGAAAACTAGGCGGTTGTACCATTGTGTTTGACCAAGAAACCCTGTATCTAATAGAAGCCAGTGACTGGGATGGCAAACGTGATTTTGAATCAGTAGTGAAAGAAATACCACGCTCGGACATGGTGGCCAGAACCAATCATGGCATCTGGATGCCAGACACAGGTTATCAACGTGAACCCAACAATCGAAGCAATACCCTGAGTAGAATTTCAAGTGAAAGCCGTCTGGCTCTGGCTGAAGCAGTGGTGGCCACTGCTGAAGAACCAGAAGATCTAGTGGATGGAATGTGTCAAGTGTACTTGAAGGATCCGCAACTAAATATAATGCGCACCAGCACAGAGCAGAAAAAAATGCGTACTACCAGTCAGCAGTTGTGTGTACCTGCAGAAAACACACTGTATTGCCGGCCGATCAGTAGTCATTTGCAATTTGATTTCTGGGGATTGAATCAACCCAACACTGATGTATGGGTGGAAATCATGAGCAATCGGGCACTGTGGCAAAACACCCGTGGTGACCCACCGTTTGGACACATGAGAATGCGAGATGTAAAATGAGAGCAAGAGAATTTGTATCAGAAGCAAGATTTGGATCAGCCCAAGATGTGCCTGCTGACGCAAAGAAATTGCCCAAAAGCCATGCTAGTGCCATCAAAGGTGCCATCAGCATGCCTGATATATCAATGACCAAACAAGGTGGCAGCCCCTATACACAATGGCGTTTTAGTCTAGCCATGGCAGGAGCACCAGATTTCCCCACAGACCCTGCTGGCGCATTTGCTGGCGATCCACTGTTGGCAACTTACACCGACGTTGAAATGGACATCATCAACGCCGCTGCCAAGAGTGTGGGGGCTGGAAGAGTCAACAAACTCACAGACAATCGCAGTCGAGAAGCAGACTATGTGCAAAAAACAAGTCCAGTAACTGGCTTCAAAGGATATCCCAGATGAGAGCCAGAGAATTTCTTAAAGAACACAACGGCAGCATCAGCGATGATTTTCGCTATCCCACAGTGGGACTGCACACGTTTGGTGATGGCGAGCATATCAGTGGGGACTATACATCATACAGGCTCATGATGGCCACTGCCATGGCCAATGGCACAAATGAACCACTGGATCTTGATGCCAAAAGTTGGTACGGCAAAAGAAAAACAGCACATCCTTACACTCAACAAGAACAAAACATGTTGAAGCAGGCCTATCGGGCAGTGGGCGCAGAGTGGCAAGATCTAAATCATGGCGATCTAAGAAGTCAAGAACCACCAGGTGGCAATGCCAAAAGCCCCATAGAAGGATTCCGGGGGTATCCCAGATGAGAGCCAGAGAATTCATAGTTGAAAGTCAGTCCGAGTTAAATCCGTTTTACGCAGATCCAATGAAGTATACCTATATACTTCCGGATGTCAAATCAAGTGATCCTTATCAGGTGTATCGCTTGGGTGTGGCATTTGCTCGAGCACGAGCCGAACAAGATCCAACAGCAGTGTTTGACCAAGAGTGGGCTACCAGTACCGCTTTCAGCAATGATGCTGTGGTAGTGGGTTTCAATGACACAGTGTCACAGGTGATAGATCGTGGCTTGGAAATGATTGGAAAACCACCCAACAAAAAGTTAGTCAGCACACCCGAAAGTTCAGAACCTCAGGATACTGGTATTCAAAGTCCAGTTAAATCATTCAAAGGATATCCACGATAATGTCATACCCAGAACCAACCGAAGTAGCACCGTGGTATCTACGGAATATTAATCAAGCGTTAGAATTAAACACAATTACAGGCCAAGTATTTGTTCGAACCAACGCGGCGCTCATTGGCAATGTCACAGTAGGCAACGTGGGCATTGGTAGTTTGGGAAATGTAGACATATCAGGCAATACCTTGCCTGTGACTATAGATTCAGGCAATGTCACTGTGTTCCAAGGCACTGATCCTTGGGTAGTAACAGGCAATACCAATGCTGTAGTGTCGGGTACAGTGGTAGTATCAAGTGTTACATCAAACGTAACTGTGGTGGATGGCGGCGGATCAATCACAATAGACGGCAATGTAAATGCCACCATCACCGGAGGCAATGCAAACGTTGCCATAACAGGAACCAATCTTGATGCATTTGGTCGACTGCGTGTGAGCGAGCCGTACACACTGTTTGACAGTCAAAATTTATATGTAGATGGCGGGCAGTTAAGC